GGTCACCGACAACGAAAAGCAGAAGGAAGCGCTTGTTGAGCTGAAGACGCCCCTAGCGGTGCGCCAGCTAACGGGTATGCTGACAGCCTATGACTGGGAGTTTGTGCAGCAGGCCAAAGAACTGCGCGGATATACGGTAGCTAAGATCCTTGAAGAGACCACAAGCAATAACCCAAACATCCGACTAAAGGCGCTAGCGCTTCTTGGCAAAGTAACCGAAGTTGGATTGTTCACGGAAAAGATCGAGATCAAGAAAAACGACATGTCGGACTCCGAATTGGAGACGCGCATTAAAGAAAAGCTCAATCGGTTTATGCAGGTTGTCGATGTTGTTGATATAAATGAATCCCAACAGCTTCACGACGCTTAGCAAAGCCGAGTTGCAGGCGCTCCAGCGAGCGCTGCCCCATATGTCCACCAAGGACAAGATGGAGCTGTTTGAGGATTTGCAGATCCGCGAGCATCGCGCACGCCTGGGAGCGGCAAAAACTTCCATGCTGGGGTTTGCGACCGCGGTGTATCCGGGCTTTAAGGTGGGCGCCCACCACAAAAAGCTGGCCAAGATCTTTGAAGCGGTGCTGTCTGGCGAAAAAAAGCGGGTGATCATCAACATCGCGCCGCGTATGGGTAAGTCTGAGTTCTCGTCCTACTTGTTTCCTGCCTATTTTTTGGGCAAGTACCCTGAGAAGAAGATCATCATGGGTACGCACACGGCGGGTTTGTCTGAAGACTTTGGCCGGCGCATCCGAAATCTGATCTCCACAGAGGAGTACGCTGAGATATTCCCCCAGACGGGCGTAGCAGAAGACCAGAAGGCCGCGGGCAAGTGGTCTACTACTGCGGGTGGTCAGTACTACGCCGCGGGCGTAGGGGGCGCTCTAGCGGGCCGGGGTGCTGATCTGTTTGTAATTGACGATCCGCACTCGGAACAGGACGTTCGCGCCAATTCTAGGCTGGCTTTTGATACGGCGTGGAACTGGTTCCAGCAGGGACCGCTCCAGCGGTTGATGCCAGGGGGCGCTATTATAGTAATCATGACCCGTTGGTCGCTGATTGACCTGACTGGGCGCCTAATCGACTACCAAACCAAGAACCCGAACGCTGATCAGTGGGAAATTGTCGAGCTTCCCGCCATCCTGAACGAAAACAGCGACGCAGAAAAGTCACTTTGGCCGGAACAGTGGCCGCTTGACCAGCTAAAAAGCAAAAAAGCCAACATGGACCCGCGTTTTTGGAACGCGCAGTACATGCAGCAGCCCACGGCGGACACTTCGGCGGTTGTTTCGCGCAAGCACTGGCGCATTTGGCCCCATGATGACCCTCCTACGTGTGAGTACATCATCCAATCGTGGGATACGGCGTTTGAGACGAAGAACAATTCGGACTATTCCGCCTGCACTACGTGGGGTGTGTTCTATAACGAAGAGGAAAAGAACTCGCCGCAGGTGATTTTGCTTGATGCGTTCAAAGAACGCATGGCGTTTCCTGATTTGAAAGCGGCGGCGTTCAAACACTGGAAGGAGTGGGACCCAGATGCCTTCATTGTGGAGAAAAAGGCAGCGGGCGCTCCGCTTATCCAAGAGTTACGGAATATGGGCATTCCTGTACAGGAGTTTTCCCCGAGTCGCGGCAATGACAAGATGGTTCGGATGAACGCTGTGTCGGATTTGTTCCATTCGGGTAAGGTTTGGGCGCCGGATACGCGCTGGGCGCGCGAAGTCATTGAAGAAATCGCGGCGTTTCCTGTCGGGGAGCACGACGACTACGTAGATACGACCACCCAAGCCCTGTTACGATATCGCCAAGGCGGGTTTATTGCGTTGGATTCGGACGAAAAGGACGAGATTTCGCTTTTTCGCCGTAGAACCGCCGCATACTATTAAGGTACACAATGGCTACGAACATCGACAAGGCGCTCTACAGCATGCCCCAGGGCATTGACACTCTGGCTGCGCAGGAAGAACCGATAGAAATCGAGATCATTGACCCTGAAGCGGTCAGCATTAAAGCGGGCGACCTTGAGGTCAGCATTACGCCAGACAAAGACACTGAAGATTTCCACGCCAACCTTGCGGAAGATATTGACGCAGGCGACCTGGACATGCTGGCGGGCGAGCTGGCTGAAGCCATTGAGAACGACCGAGGGTCTCGCAAAGATTGGGAGAAGGCGTACAAAGAAGGGCTAAAACTCTTGGGCCTTCAGTACGAAGAGCGCACGGAGCCGTGGAACGGCGCTTGTGGCGTGTTCCACCCCATGATTACCGAAGCGGTGGTGCGGTTCCAGTCCGAAGCTATCACAGAGTCGTTCCCTGCGCAGGGTCCGGTGCGCACAAAGATTCTGGGTAGAGAAACACCAGAGAAAAAGGATGCTGCTCGGCGTGTCGAAGACGACATGAACTATGAGCTAACAGAGGTGATGCGCGAGTTTAGGCCCGAGCATGAACGCATGCTGTGGAGTTTGCCAGCAACGGGTTCAGCTTTCAAGAAGGTCTACTTCGATCCGTCGCTTGATCGGCAAGTTTCTATGTTTGTGCCGGCAGAAGACATTATTCTGCCGTATGGTGCGACGGACATGGACACCTGCTATCGGGTTACGCACGTAATGCGCAAAACGGAGCAAGAGATTATTCGCTTGCAACAGGCCGGGTTTTATCGCGACATTACGCTGCCAGACCCAAGCCGTGAGCAGACGGAGATTCAAAAAGCCAAAGATAGGGAAACAGGCTTTAGCGATCTTAATGACGACCGCTACATTATCTATGAAGTCCACGCTGACTTGGATATTTCCGGGTTCGAAGACAAGGATGACGACGGGGAAGAGACTGGGATTGCTCGCCCGTATGTAATTACAATCGTTAAAGGCAGCAACGACGTATTGGCTGTGCGACGCAATTGGCGGGAAGACGACGAGCTTTGTCAGAAGCGCCAACACTTTGTTAAGTACGACTACATCCCAGGCTTTGGCGCATACGGTTTTGGTTTATTCCACCTGATTGGCGGGTTTGCTAAGTCGGCCACAAGTATTATGCGCCAGCTTGTGGACGCTGGGACGCTTTCCAATTTACCGGGCGGTTTGAAATCCCGTGGGTTGAGAATTAAGGGCGACGACACCCCAATTGCACCGGGAGAATGGCGTGATGTTGATATCGGTTCGGGAGCACTGCGGGACAACATTTTACCGTTGCCGTACAAAGAACCATCGAACGTCCTTTACCAGTTGCTTTCCACCATTGTGGAAGAAGGGCGGCGGTTCGCAGCTACGGCTGACATGCAAGTTAGTGACATGTCGAGTCAAGCTCCAGTGGGGACTACGCTCGCCCTGTTAGAGCGCCAGCTCAAGGTAATGACGGCGGTGCAGGCGCGTCTGCACTACAGCTTCAAGCAAGAACTGCGATTGCTTGCGCAGATTATTAAAGACGAAACCGACCCAGAATACGACTACGACCCTGAAGAAGGGCCGCGCAAAGCCAAGAAGTCTGACTATAACCATGTAGATATTATCCCGGTCAGCGACCCCAACGCGGCAACGATGAGCCAGCGGGTCGTCCAGTATCAAGCCGTCATTCAGATGGCGCAGATGGCTCCAGACATTTATGACATGCCGCAGCTTCACCGCCGCATGCTGGAGGTGTTGGGGATTAAGCACGCCGACAAGTTGGTGCCGCTGCCAGACGACATGAAGCCACGTGATCCGGTCACGGAGAACATGAACATGTTGAAGATGGAGCCGGTCAAAGCGTTCATGCACCAAGACCACAAGTCGCACATTCAGGTGCACATGTCGATGACCAAAGACCCGACGATCATGGAATTGGTTGGGCAGAGTCCGAACGCACCTAAGATGCAGGCAGCGCTAGCAGCGCATATTGCAGAGCACATAGGGTTTGCGTACCGGGAGCAAATAGAACAGCAAATGGGCGCGGGGTTGCCTAAATACGACAGCGATCTTCCGGCGGAGGCTGAGTACGCGCTATCTAATTTAATGGCGCAAGCCGCCAACCAAGTGCTTCAAAAGAACCAAGGCGAAGCTGCCCAAAAACAGGCGCAACAACAACAGCAAGATCCGCTGATCCAGATGCAGCAGCAAGAGCTACAACTCAAGCAGCAAGAATTGCAGATGCGCCAGCAAGAATCCCAGACGCGGTTGCAGCTTGAGTCTCAGAAAGCGCAGCTTGACGCGCAGCTAAAACAGCAGGACATGCAGCTAAAGATGCAGCAGGCCCAAGCACAAGCACAGGCGACGCAGGCTCAAGCACAAGCGCAGGTTGGCAGAACAGCGTTGGATCAGGCGCGCTTAGAGTTGGACAAAGCCAAGCTTGAATCTGACAAAGAGCTTGCAGGTATGAAGATGGGCGCGCAGATTCAAGAGAGTAAAGCTAAGCAAGAGGCCCAGCATGAGACAGAAGGGCTGCGTATTGGCGCAGATATTGCCAAACATAAGTCACAGATAGAAATGCAAGAACGTCAGGCAAAAAGTCAGGCGCAGCGTAAACCGGAGAATAAGGAATGATTCACGAATTCGCCCGTGTATTGCGCGAAAAGATCCGCGAAGATTTGAACAATTACGCCGATGATTTGGCTAACGGCGTATGTCAGTCTTTTGAGGAGTATCGAAAACTCTGTGGTGTTATTCAAGGTCTAGGCATTGCAGAGCGTTACATTCTTGAC